TTCATCTTCTAATACAACAAATGGACTCTGTCGCATTCCGTTTGCCATATTCCTACTATTAATTATACCACGATTTTTACTTCTTACAAATTTATTTTCACGCTGATATGTAACAGTTTTGACGAGATTACTCGTTCCAGTAACCAATCTAAGTCGGTTATCACGCTCTTTCAGTCCGGCAGCCTTTGAAAAGCTTTTATAATCTGCCATCTGTCCACGCAATTTATTCTGCAAATCCTGTGCATCGCCGCCAATACTTTTTATTGCTTCAATTTCTCTCTTAGTCGCTCTGATCTGCCGCTCCATCTGACGCTGTTTCTGCGTGGATTCATAATAAGTATAGGTCTTTCCACCGATTGTCCTTGGATCAGGTTCTTTTATATCCTCTGGGATTATAGATGCACCTTCCCAATATGGATAAAAATCATGCGTACAATTTGCTCCCTTTAATCCTGTGACAGTTCCATACCCTGTTTCTTTGACAAAATCCGGATATTTCTTGCTTTTTCCAGAATAAGAAAACACTTTATTCTGCCATACCGCATGATCCGGTCTGCTACCCATGTGCTGAGTTGTGATTACAAGGTCATGGTTGGAGTTTTTCAGATTTTCCTCCGTAATTTTTCCAGATAGCTGTGACATTCCAGTTCTGACAGCCATTCTGGCAGCAACGTCAAGTTGGTACGATCTTCCACTTTCATAGTCAATACTTCTCAATCCGCTCTGTGCTAAACGATGCACACAATCCTTGACTGCCTGGTCAAAAGAAAATGCTCCGGTAGATACCTTAATCAGTGCGAGATCCATCTCTCGCTGATACATATCCATTACGCCAGTTGTGCCAAGTGCTGTATTCTTAAATCCCATCGTTTTTGTCAGATTCCTAAGTGCTCCAGATGTTTGCAAAGAAGATGCCTTTACAAATTTGCTTAAGCTGTTCGGCTTTGTAAGATCTTCCCCCTGTTGTTCCCACATAGAAAGATCATTATTCCATGCCATATCGCCGGCTTCTGCTGTCAAAGTTTTTCCTACTTCCTTTGCAGATTCTATGGTATTATTAATAATCTGCTGCACCTCTCGCTTATATGCTATAGTGTTTTCTGCAACCGCCATCTGAAAATCTTTATCAGCACGAAGCATTTTCATGACTTCTACACGGATTTTATCCGCAGAAAATCCATTTTCTACCATTGATTTTGCCATAAGTTCCGCTGTTTCAGTATATCGTCCGGTTTTCTGCACTCTCCGGGCAATATCAGCTATGACCTCATCCTCTAAATCTTGGTAAAGTCCAATTATGTATTTATCCGATAAAACATCTATCTGCTGTTCTGATAATGCCCTTTAAATCCCCCCTAGTCATCAACATCGTCAATTGGTTCGTCTGTATATTGCATATATTTCTTAGCTTCATCCTCTGGAATATTATATTTTTCCATAATATACCAAACCTTTAAAATTGGCACTTCCGGGAATGATAATGCATCCGCTCTCATCGCTTCGAGTTTCGCCTGCTTATCTTCCACATAAGAGTCATCAAAACCAATTGTGATCTCTGCGTCTAAATTATATGCCGTATCATGGTATTTATTTGAAAACCACATGACAGCTCTGCAGATAT